ATTGATGGTAAACCTATAGTAGTACAAGACGCTGCCGGTAAATTTAAAAAAGGTGAATTAACCGTAGTAGGTAAACTTATAAGAGGCTTTAATACGATAATCAGTCCTTTTGCTAAAATTGCTGATGGCATTACTAGTTTTGTAGGTGGTGCTGGAAAAGGGCTTTTTAGTTTTTTAAAATCATTTGGATTAGTTGCAGCATCAGGTGCAGGTACTGTTGCTAGACTTGGTGGTGGAATAGCAAAATTATTTGGTAAAATATTATGGCCAATTGGTGTATTATTTGCTGCGTTTGACGGCATTAAAGCTTTTATTGAAACTGAAGGAAGTATATTTGAAAAAACATTAGCTGGTATATATGGTTTTCTCGGTGATTTTATTGGTGCGCCATTAGATCTTATTAAAAGTGGTTTTATCTTTGTTTTAAAAAAGATAGGTATCGGAGTTGATAAAGATGGTAAAATAGATCCTAGTACTTTTGCTGGTTCAGTTATGAAATTTATTGATGATTTTAGTTTCGAAGATACTATTAAGGCAATACCTCGAATGATTATGAAAATATTTGATACTATCATAGCTTTTATAAAAGATCCAGTAGGTGTGGGTAAAAAAGTTTTTGAATCAATCGCAGGTGGCATTAAAGCAGCTTTCTTTGGTATGTTAAGAAAAGCAGTAAGCTTTGTACCTGATAGATTTTTACCTGATTTTTTACTTGATCCTATCGAAGGTATAGGTAAACAAATATCTAGTTTTGAAAAAAACGCAGAAAGCAGTTTAAGGAGATCTAATAGAGCATCAGGTTCAGCAGCTGCAGCTCAAACAGAAATTGAAAGATTACAGAATATGATTGCCACTGGCGTTTACGATAAGAATATATTTGGCATGGGTGCCGGTGTTGTTTCTAATAAAGAAGAAGCCCTAGCAGAAATAGTAAAACAACAAACCATTGCTGCTAATTTTCAAAAAAATGTATCAGCTGCTAGATATAGTGCAATGGCTGTTATTGAATTACAAAAAATGGAAGCTCAAAGATTAAAACAACAACAAGAAGATATAAATCAATTTAATAATAGCTCTAACAAAGGCGTAAATATTATTAATTCAGACGATCATTCTAGTAAAGTTGATGTTCAGAATGTATTCTCCGGATCAACAACTTCACCTAAAGACGTTGCAGATAATTCAGAATTATATTCTGTGGGATAATGCTTAAAAAATTCTTTTATTGGAAAATAAAAATGTTTGCTTTTATTGTTTTCTTATACATATTTAGCATATGCGGTACTATATGGATTACTGCACAATTAGTACAACTTTTTTTAGAAGAAGCTACCCATGAAGTTGAAACAACTGATTGGCGAGCAATAGAAAGAATGTTAGCATCTAATGCTAGTTATGATGAAAATTCTGAGGCTTATGACGAAGAAATGGAAAATCTAAAAAAGAGATTAAGAGGTTTCTAAAGGATCGAGGGGCTAACCATGGCCCCTCGCGTGTTTATTAAGTAACAACCCTAACCTTGTTGTGCTAACTTTGCAAAATATGACATCGTATCATCTTCAGACTCTGTTTGATTTGAAACAGGAGCTTCAGATATTTGTGTTACATTTTGAACTACAGGTTCGTTCATTTGAATTTCCTGTTTCAATGTTGGTGCTCCCATTGAAACAGTATCTTCACCTAATACTCGATTAAGTTTTTCTTTAAGATCATCATAAGTTTTATAGTTAGTGGGATCTATAAATTCTTGAAGATTATAAACTTTATTATAAATCTCTTCAAGTTTACTATCATCATCTGATAAAGTAGATTGATCTGCAAATTCTGATTTATCATAATTACGATAACCTTCTACGTTTCTTATCTTAAGTTTAAAATCTGCACCTTCCCAAAAATCAAACGGATTAATTGGATCTTCGTCTGCAAATGCAGGTTGCATAACATCCATAATTTTATCAAAGATTTTTTTACCAAATTTAAAGATAAAAACTTTACCTTCATTTGCTGGATTGCTTGGATCAGATTTTATAAGAATATTTGAGACGTAATGTAATCTACGTTTTTGAGCTCGAGCTTTCTCTTTATCTGCTTCGTTACCGGTATTCCATAAACGAGAATTTAATTCTCCGACTGGATCTGGTTGACCAATAGAAGTTAAAGAGCTTTCAATATACCAAAGACCGGTTGGACCTTTAAATCCATGATCCCAATATCTTACCCATGGTAATTCTTGACCTTCAGATGCAGGTAAAAACCGAACAACAGAATAACCATTACCAGCTTGATCAACTGTTGGTTTCCAAATTCTATCGTCGACGTATGATTTCTTTTCACCCTTACCGCCATCTGATTCTGCGGCTTTGAGTAATTTTGAGATTTGATCTCTGTTCTTTTTTAAATTAGCGAATGACATTGTATGTTTCTCCGTATTGCTGAAATATTAACTGAAATATAAATGTTCCTGTATAAGCGGAACACATAGTATATATCATAATTATACCGTGTATTTTATCAAATGTAAACCTTTTATTGATCTGATATAACGGTTGAAAATGCACCAATTGCTGCACCTTCTTCACAAGCTCCAAATGCTACTTCGCCGAGTACACAGCCCATTGCTGTATTACCGAGAAGTCTTTGGCCTTTTGGTGTTACGTAAGTCGTATTACAACCACTTAGTAAAAATCCAAATGCGATTAATAGTAGTGTTATTCTCATTTTTTCTCCTTTCTTAAGAAAAAGCGCTATCTAACGTATTTAGTTTTGGTAAATAATTAAGCTGCATCGCTTCAGCTTCAACTTTACCCTTTATAATCGGTGATATGAATTTTTTAACATCTTCAGGTTCGATGTCATTTTTATTGCATACATGTAATATTGCTTCCATATATGGAATATTTAAATCACTTACAGTTTTTTCTATAAGTTTTGTAAATTTACTTTTAGTAAGAAAATTGTTTTCTATCATTTAACCCTCAATAATATTGTTTCCTTATTAATTCTGCCATTTGGTATCGTAGTTTTTGTAGTAAGATTATTCCATTCTTTATCGATTTGAGTTTGAGATTTACTCATAACGATTTGTAAAAATTCATCTGGTTTTCTTAATGTAATTGATCGACTATCTTCTTTACTAAAATTTTTAATAGTAGATCCGGATATTTCAAATCCTGTACCAGCTCGAGTTGCATATTGTGTTAAAACTTTATATTTTGTATTAAAAGTATAAAGCATAGTACTACCTACAATTTGTATAGGATTTATCGATACTAGTTTATAGTTATTATCTTCTTTTTTATAATTAACATTTCTTATTTGTTTATCACCAGATATAGGCTTTTTTATTTTTACCTTTCTCATAGCTCGAGTTGCAAGCTTTATTTTAGCCAAATCATTTAACATGTTATGGCATTCATTTATACGACGATTGAGTTCTGGTTTTTTCACATGCGCAAAACCTTCAACGGCTTGTTCACACTTTTTATAAAAAGCATCTTCATAATCAAGTAGCCATCCCTCAATCATCGTTTGTACAGGCAAAGTAGCAGATCCACTTAATCCGTATAGCTTAAATTGTTCATAAACATTTAAAGAAGTTTCTTTTCCGTTTATCCATTCATCTTCTAATTCTAAAAGATCTTGTATAATAGTATCACCTATTTTTTTCTGTAATCTTTGTTGTGGAGATAATACTATTATATTACTTTTTTCATTTTCTTTAAACTTTTTTTCTTTTAAAATTTTTTCACCAAACTCAATTAAGCTTTCAATATATTTTTTAAACGATCCAAAATATTCTTCGATAATTGCTTTAGAATAAGTTTTACAGTGCGGATCTTGTTTTGTATTAATCCAATATGCCACACAACCATAATGAGTATAAGCTGAAAACTTCCAATCTGGATTTGCTAATATTTTTTTACTATTATCTTTAGAGAAATTATTTCTTATGTAAGTTTTTACGATATCGCCTATTTGTTTCTTTTCAATATCGTGCTGAAAATATTGCAATGTACTATAAAATCCATTTTTAAATGGAACTGCGTTTAAACCAGTCTTTGGTATTTTTCTAATTATTTTCTTTTTTCTTATAGTCATATTATTTTCTCCATAATAATACTATTATATCATATTTTATATTTGTTGTAAATAGTTTATTTCCAAGTTCCATCCCAAGTATAGAATATGTGTTTACCTATCTTAAGACTACTCGACATACTATGTCTCCATTTAGGTTTTACATAAACAGCATGATAAAACGTAGCTCCACCGGTCGGATCTATTTTACCATCTTCTTTTGCATAATATACATCTTCAGCTATTTTCATAGCTTCTTTATATGCTTCTTTTTCATAAGTCTTATCGCTTTTACCATCTTCAGTCCAACTAAATTGTCCTGATTGGTAAACTACTTTACAAATTGTATCTCTAAATTTTTCGTGTTCTACTCTATTTAAAGTAACCCATGCTACTGCATATCGACCAACTGGTGGTTCAGATCTTGCTTCGTGATATATATTAAGTGCTAAACACCTTAATTCTTTTTCATCTATTTGTTTTGCCTGTACTGTTATCGCAATAAACAACATTAAAATTAATGCGTTTAATATGCTCGATAAAATATTCATTATCCTCTCCTCATTTTGGATATATCTTCGGCCGATTTTTTACTTGTTACCGGTACTAGATTAGATTTGTGCATTGTAGCAATACCTAAAATGTTTGTACCTGTATATTTATTTTTATCTTTGGCCACACCGTTACCTGGTATTTTATCTGATGTTTTATACTCAGATTTATGCTCAGAATAATCTGGTATATCGTATAAACCTTTTTTATCAGATGTAGAAAGTTTTTTAACACCCATCTTTTTTAACCACTTTTCATGATCTTGATGGGCTTTAGTAAACTTTCTTTTTTTCTTTTTACGATTATATTTAGTAGTTGTAAAATAAACTGGTAATAAATGTGATGACATTATTTCATACTCCTAAATTCATCTTCGTAAGCATATGGTATATTAAGTAAATAACATGCATAACCTGGATCATCAAAAGATATATTGTCAGATTCGAATATCCAACGAAGTGCAGTCTTACGATTACCTGCGCCGAGACCGATATAGTTTTGAATACGATCTTCAAACATTGCAGTTTTACGTTGGTTAGCTTCTAACTCTTCAGCCATTGTATCTTCATGTTCATTGCAAAGATCATCCCAGATCTTCTGCTTGTTCTCAGGCGTTTCATCATAGTAATGAGAAAGATGTCCATACTCTCTAGCAGGACTACGAGTACCGTAAACTTCTTTTACCAAATCTGAAAAGATATTATCGCTATATGTAAATTTCATGTTTTTCTCCTCGTTATAGTATTAATATAATACTTTTTGAGAAAATGTACACCCCTTTTTTTAAATAAATTAAAAAAAAGTTTATAGTGTTACATTAATGTAACTAATGATATGTATGAGGAGTTGT